GCCCCATAGCCCACACAGTCTCTTGCTCCGTAACACCAGCCACAGCAAACACTTCCTCAATCAGCCCCAGCGTGACAGTCATGCCAGCGGCCACACAAGCCTCGTAGACAGCCAGAGGGTTACCCGGGTTGCTGCCAGTCTCCACCCACTGCCCTTCTTCGTCCTGAATCCAGAACTGCTCTGGAACCATGTGGGCAAACTCAGGCGGAATAAATCCTGTGCTGATGTAGTTCGTGGCAGGAGGTAAGCCCATTGCAGACAGGCCCGTGGTCCACATACCAGCGCCACCGGGTGACAGGGTGGCTGCAATCTCTTGGGCCAGCGGGGTGACATCAGCAGGCAAAATCAATGTACGGAAAATGTCGGTCATGCGAGTGTCACTCCAGTCTTAATAGCGGTATACGTCTCTGTGCTTGATAGCTCGGTTGCAGTGACTTGCTTGCCAACAATGATCATGCTGTATAGCTGGCCGTTGAATGGACTGGATGTGTTGTTGCGGCGTCCGATGAACAAGGGGTAATTTCCGTAGTTGCCTGTGCCTTGATCGGAGGTGCTTTGTGCAACTTGAGTGCCATTGACGAGAAGGGTTGCAAGGTCGCCTGAAATGTCACCAAGACTTGTTACAACATTGGTAATAGGTGCTGCATACCCCAAAGCAAATGACGAGGAAAGAACAGTGCCTTTTGAGTTAAAACCATATCTATCATTTGCGGCTGTGGGTGCAGGGACCGAAAATGCTCCGTTATTAGCTGTTATGGATGCGCTCAACTCAACCAGAATACCTACCGCAGCATCACTCAACTTCCTAACCCCAGCAAACACGCTCATCTTGTCCGTGCTGGTGAAGCTGATGGAGTTGGTGCTCATGCTGTCATCGACACCGTCAAAGCGAAGAAAAACGGGGTATCCGGTAGTGGCATAGTTGGTTGATGTCACAACAGCCTGATAAACAGGCAGGCCAACACCATCGTTTGTCTCGCGCAAGTCAGCAGAAGTAACGCTACCAACAACTGTCAATGTCAGTGTTCCAGCGGTGGTAGTGATTGAATGTGTGCCAGCGGTATAAACTCCAATGGCCGTACCAGTTAATGTCACCATCCCCGCACCTTCAAACCGCAAAGTGTGGGCTGTTGCTCTTGTTGTGACGTTTTGTGTCGCAAGAGTTGCAGTTGCCAGCAATTTATTGACTCGCGCACTCAGCACAGGGCGGGATGCCGATGTTGATTGGAATGCGTGGTTGCCGGGGAGTTCGCGGACGGAGATGTTGTCGATGGTAATCGTGCCAAGATTACTCGATAAAACAGCAACAGTCCAACTACCAGAAATTGTGGCCTGTATAAAAACTTTCTTGACGCCAGTCGGTGTGCTTCCAATGTTCGCCTGCACACCTCTTGAGTTTGTGCCAGAAGTGAAGTTGACCCCTACCTGAAAGAGAGTATTGCTTGTAATGTTAAGCGTAACCTCGTAAAAAACTCCAGCCACTACAGAAAATGTATTGCTGCTGATGCACATGCCATTTCCACCGGCTACGTTTTTTGTAGCTGTGAAGCTACCGCCAGATGTAGAGAATTCGTTCCAAGCAAGGTTTGTCCAACCATTCACCACCAACTCAGGCCCCAGCACCAACCCCTTGCTCTTATCCAGCATCAGTCCCACAGGCTGCTCTACTGCTGTAACTGGTGTAGTGCCTGCTGAGTCTTGGAAGAGCAAAGGCTGTGCTTGGTAGTTGAGATAGCTGATTGCAGGCGTGACAATCTGTTGGTACGGTTTTGTAGCGTTTTCTGCTGTGGTTAGGGATGCGCCCCAGATGTAAATGCCGCTGGTGCCGTCTCCTGTGTAAGTTAATGTATTTGCAACCAATGTCGAGCCAATTTGACATAGGTTAGTTGTCGAAGCAGAAATTCCTGTTATGCTGCAACGATACCAACCGTTCCCCTCGTCCATTATGTCTGATGTAAATCCTGAGGTAACGGAACCAACTATTCCTGCGTCAAGATTAAAATACGCCGTTCCTGTTGTAGCTTCTCCAAGAAGCAAATACAAAAAATTGTACTCACCTTTTTTTGCATAAACAGAAAGCGTCATTGATTGCAAAGACAATGCACCCGCAAAACGAAGATAATGCGCTCCTGTTGTTGCTGTTGAGATAAGTTTGTCAGCAGTCAAAGTTCCATTGGGGGCAGTTGAAGAATTTTGAGTTACTGTTGACCGCACTTTCTCCCAAGCAGCATTATCAAACTGCTCGGTATACGTCAGAAGGTTGTAGCGCCAATCAAGCAAAACACTGCTTGGATCGTACCAGACGCCTTGTGCTCCACCTGAAAACAATGCCTGTACCGCAGCATTGATTCCATAATTGGTATTTGGAATGTGAGTTACTGGAATCATGCCAGTTGCCCCGCAGCAATAAAGGTGTCAGCTACAGGAGCAAATACGTTTGCAACAGCATACTGACCAGCAGTTTTAACCAGCGAACCATACGAACTCAATGTTGTTCCAGCGCCAGCCAGCAAACTCACTTGACCCGTACCAGCCTGAATAATCACACACGAAAAACTTGCACCCAAACCTGATGCAATCGTCACAGTCACCAACGATGAATTGGTGAAGTACAAAAACTTTCCGTTGTCACCAGCAGACAGAGTTCTTGCCGTTGTTGCATCAGTAATCGTTGCAATGGCCGCAGAGTTAGCCGCAGCCGCAGCAGACCCCGATGCAGCCGTAGCACTTCCATCTGCTGCTGTAGCACTGTTAGAAGCGTTCGTTGCTTGTGTGGTAGCAATACCGGCTTGAGTGGTTGCAATACCCGCTTGCGTAGTCGCTGTTGTTGCGCTGTTAGAAGCGTTTGTTGCTTGCGTAGTCGCAATGCCAGCCTGTGTAGAGGCCGTAGTTGCACTATCAGAAGCATTGGTTGCTTGGGTAGTTGCAATACCCGCCTGAGTAGTTGCCGTGCCAGCCTGAGTAGTTGCCGTGCCAGCCTGAGTTGTTGCAATGCCAGCTTGTGTGGTGGCGATCCCGGCTTGTGTAGTGGCAGTGCCAGCCGCAGTTTCGGCCTCGTCCTTTGCCAACTCAGTTTCAGCAAGGATTGCCAGCATCTCAGGAGTAACAGTTCCTGCTGGTCCTTGAGGTCCAGCAATACCGCGATCAATACGCACAATCAGATTGTTGCCATCAACAACAACGACTTTAGATACAGCCATGTCCTACCCCTTAAACAACTACAACACCATCGGAACGTACCAAGAACATCAAGAAAATGATGTTGTCTTCCGCTGGAGTGACACCGCTTGAAGCAAATGCAATTTTGATTTTCCCTGTGAAACAAGCAGGGTCTTGTGCGTCAATCTTCAACTGTGGGTCAGAAGCAATTAAGCTCCACACACTGTCATCAATGACGAGGGTAAACGAGCCAGCAGCATCAACTTTGTTGCTGATAGTCAATGAGATTGGAGTTGGCACAGGCGTGTAGTTCGCAACGTCAAACGACAACCCGTTGCGGGTGTCAATGAGGTTAGAAACCTGCCTACGCACAATATCAGCCGTGATGGTGGCTGTTGATAAGTCAATTGGATCACCCGCCACATCAAGCAGGGTTAGGTTCCAATACCATTTTTGGTTATAGACAAGTTCGCCAGTGATAAGCGGATTGTCAAACCCACTCACTTGTGTGATTACGTTCTTAGAAAATAGCGCCATAACAGTTTCCTGTACTCAGGTGGTAACGCTCCCCACTTACTAGCAGGGCTACGACTGTATTGTCTTTTGTGGATTTTACCCGCCAAGGTAAATACAAGCAATCATTTGCACTTCAGTTGCACCAGAAAAGCTCACAGATTCTCTTGCTTTGGCAACTGTAATTGAACGAACAATGTCATCGGATTGCTTCATACCCTTACCGGGGATGGAACTTGCAACGATTAGATCGCCGGCTTGGATGTCACCACCTTCACCGCAGACGTTAATTTGACCTTCACCCACAGCGTTAACCTGAACAACTTTGTAGGTTGTCTGAAGTTCTTGTAAGTTGAACTGAGGAATCAACTCCATTGTCGTAGACGGTCCAAGATCGCCATCATTGTAGACTTCAACAGGTTCCCACAAAACACCGGGAATTCCTGTTTGAACAGGCATTACAGCAGAAACAACACCTAGCACTCTTGGCTGATTAGCGGATTGACTGCTTTGCACATTGAACAACACGTTTGAAATGTTCACTCGATAGAACACTGAAACGTCTGTAACGATGTCTCCAACTTCAACAGCCAAATCTATTGGGTACATGCCTTCGTGGAAACCAGTAAAAGGACCGTTACCGTCAACAATGTAGATTTTGCCTTGACCGCTTGGGCTGTATGCTGAGTAAGATGCTGTTGCCAGTTGAATGGACTTGTTCAGGGTTCCGACACTGCTACTGCTAGTTCCTGAATAACGCTCAAATACACCAGCCTTGCTGTTTACGTTGTCAGCATAGGTAAGTCCCCAAACACCAGAGTTAGTAAGACCCGATCCAAGCGCACCAAGGCGCTGCCATGACGCAAAAGTATTAACTGTAGTGTGTGTTCCTGTCGTACCGTTACCGCTGCCCACAGCGTTATTTGCTGTGTGTCCCCAAATCGTTACGTTGCCATCAAGGTTATTTTGAGCAGCAATGTTGACGAGTGTTGTATCAGCAACAACCTTTCGCACGTTGAACGAACTTTTCAATGTGGCAATCACAGTGCCAGTCTGCCCCATTTGAATCCAAGCGTTTGCAGCACTTCCGTTGACCATGTTGCCACTAGAAATCCTGTTTGCTTCAAGGCTTTCGGTGATGATTGAGCCACCATCAATAAAGGTTACACCTGTGCCAAGTGGACCTTCTGCTGTTGCAAGGTTCGTGAAAGTAACCAAGCCGTCCAAGTTTTGCCAAGTAAAGACAGCAGAAATAGTTTCGGTGTAAGTACCTCCAAATGTGTTTTCTTGGAAGGCAACCTTAACGGCCCAATACTTGTTGTCCGCCGTTACTGTATCAAGACCTGTAGGGTTAAACAAAGCAGACCAACCAGCAGCGGAAATTGTTGCAACCTGCGTGCTGAAGTTGTACGCAACTTGAGCCGTTGTTGGGGCTGTTGGTGCGGTTGCTTGTGCAGCGTTATAGTAGAAAAATACTTGAGCATTTCGAGGCCCTGTTGGACCTACGTTAGCCACAGGAGTCCATGAGAATGAGGCGCTTGTTGGGCTTCTTACTGACTGCGCCAAATCATTTCCAACAAGGTAACTGAAATAGTACGTTGCGGATGTGCTTGCTCCAGTTGGAAGAACTTGATTCGTGTAAACGTAAGTGCTTCCGGGGTTAACTGGTTGCCCATCAATCGTGCTTGACGTAGCCAGCAATTTCCAATCACTTGCAACAGGTGAAGCTACTGTTGTGTAGTACAACTCAGTAAAAGTCACACGACCTGTTGTTGGTATTGTGATTGTGACGTTGAAGTTTGGAATTGCGCTGCTTGGATTGCTAGAGCTAACGGTCGGCGCACTCAAAGCACTGAAGTAAGCAACAGAAGGCAAGTCACTGTTAGGCACAGGAGCATATTGCGTGATGCTGAAATCGTCATAGACATCGGCACTGTATTCGCTCAACTCTAACTTTGCACCAAGGCTACCGTCAGGTAAAGATGCCTCATTAACTTTAACCACACGGAAAAGTTTATTGGTCCAACCGTAATCAGAGTTGGTCACACTCACAACATTACCGGCATCAACTTGGATACCGTAATAAGTGGTGCTGAAGCTAACAATCAGGTCTTCACGGGCTTGCTCAAGAATACGGTTAGCAAGGTATTGAGCCTGAACAGAGTCGTTGCACAAGTCATAACTGACGCTGTATTTGTTTGTTGGCTCGTTTGGATACAACAGCAATGGAGGTGTTGCAATGTTCACAAAGTTGGGCTGATCCCTTGCACTATTGTCTGGAAACTTAGCTTCAACTTGGTTTACAGATTGCGTAATGTCAGTTGCACTAACGCGCACTTCACCAATGATGTTGCTGTCGTTAAATGCGTAAGATGCTGTTTCTGCTTTGTTAATGACAATAGACCATTTGCCCAAAGCAGCGTTGTAAGCCATCCAAGAATCAGAACAAGTCATGATCTTGTCTAGGTTGCTAAGTACTGGCTGACCAGCATCAAGCACACCGTTCATTCTGTAACGCGCTTTTGTAGCAGAACCACCGCCAGATGGTGTGTAAGTGATTGTTTGATCCGCGTATGCGTTAAGCGCAGTTACTGAAGCCGAGTCAACAAAAGCAGCATCAACAGCGCCGCCGTATGCCTCATTGGTAATGTAGTCATACCAAACATCACCCGGCTTTGCTACCGTAGTTCCGTTAAGTGCTTGCTTAACCTTGAACGTAATTGGCGACAAACTTGTTGTGCCAGCATCTTGACTGTAAATCAATGTAACAATTGCAAAAGCCGTTCCATTCATCTGTCTTCCAGATGAGGGCCATTGCAATGCCGCATCAATTGGGTAGGCTGTAAATGGTGTTGTTGGCCCCATGATGACGCTCGGCGCATACCAGTTTGTACTGGTAATGACGCCAGCGGCTGTACTTGTGTAAAGACCAATCCACAAGTAACCATTGATCTTTGTGTCTACGTTTCCAGATTCATCAGTGAGACTAACAACTTTTGCTTGATCGGTTCCATCAAATGTGATTTTTCGATCACCATAGTACATGTCAGTTCTGTCAAACGTAAACTGACCATTTGGACTAATGCTTGAGATAGCCATGACGTAATACATGGCTTTTTGATTTTCACTTAGCACGGCATCAACAAACGTGCCGCCAAGGTAAGCATCACCATACACAATTGGAATTGCGTTTACGTTTGAGGGTGGGACTTGCTGACGTGTTCCACTATCTTGTGGCCCTTGTTGGTTTTGACCAAACACACGACTCACAATTAAAGACACAGCAAAGTTAACGGCAAAAGCAGCAGCCGTAAGAGCAAAAGAAGCAGCAACACCTGCTGCTGTTACGCCAGCCGCAGCAGCGACAATCAATGTTCCGACCATCTTTTACTCCCGTATGAACGATGCGCCCAATGGGGCATAACCGCGTTTTGTGTAATCTATCAAAGGACCACTAGCACTGATGCTAGTGACAACCAAATCAATGTCTCCAGTTTTAAGCATTGCTTCAGCCCTTTTGTCAAAAGCCTTCCACAACCGACCGCCAACTGTTCCATTTCGATATTCAGGCTCAACCCACCAAAGCAACTCATTAAGCTCTTTGACTCTTGGTGACCATACATTGCCTTGCTTAATAGCAATGATTGCGCCACGCATATTATTGTCTATGTATATAAACCCTCGTCCAGCAATGATGCTAAACAAGAGTTCTTCTACATACTTTGGAAAATGATTGCTTGGCTTTCCCAAGCATTTAATCGGGTTTTCGTAGGCGTAAGCCTCAACTATTTCCAACAGTCTTGGAATGTCATATCTTGTTGCTAGTCTTATCATTTATGCGCCGTAACTTGTATCAACCATTTCAGTTGGAGTTGTTATATCGGTCGATTGAGTGTCAGTTTGTGGAGGCTTACCAAAGTCAAAGTAAGTGTTTGCAATGGTAGCAACACGATTCATGCTTGTGTCGCCGGGATACAAGAATTGCCAACTAGATTGGTTTGTCTTAACCCCACCAAGTCTGTTCTCCAAGACTCGCCGCATTGACGAACAGGCAATTGAGCAAGTGGCAATCCTTGTCCTCAATTCAGAGTTAAAGTCTTCAGTGATGGACACACTGTTGATGATGCCCTGATAACGCTTAAAAAATTGCGTTGTAGGCGTAGTGATGATCTGATTGTTGGTGTCAAAGAACCCACGCCAAACTTCAACCAGCGAACCCTTAATGTCGTTGCTTAAGATGATTGATATGTTTGTTGGATTGATGCCAGTCAATGCAATCGTCATGTCATCACTTGTGGACCTCATGTCTCGCTGAACATCGCCCACATTTAGCAAAGCACCAAGATTGGTGAACGTAATGCCGCCAACAGTAATAGGTGCTGGAGCATTGCAGAATGTATAAACAGTACCGGCTGTTCCCACCGTTAGCTTTACAAATTCTGCGTGTCTGATTTGTGCGCCATTCAAGGCAGCCATTGTTGTCATATGATGTACTCTCTGAAAACAAACGCATCATCCCACTGAACAAATGCGCCACTTGTCATAGGGTTCAAAGTATACGTTGGGCAGCGTTCAGCCACAACAGTAAACGTACAAGCATTTCCAATTGATACAGTAGCACCCGATGAAGGTGTACCAATCAAAGGCCGATGGATGCTCACCACAGAGCCAGCAGAGTCTGCTGTGATCTTGTAGGTATAGCCACCTATCATAATGAAATCACCAGCCTTAAACGTGCCGTTAGAGGTCAAGTTGAGCGTCTGTGTGTTTGGGGTAGGCGTACCGTTCAACGTGGCTGTTGTCGCTGTTCCCAAACGCTGCGTAAACCAAGACAAATTACTTGTGTTGAACGTGATGGTTTCAGGCAACTGACGGTCTTTGTTGTCAATCGCTTGAATAATGTCACGCACCTGCGGGTAGTACAAGTAGTTGTGAGGCGTAACCGTAAACACCCAAGGAACCGCCGTCAGGTACTGAGCAACAGTGATGTAGCCAGATCGTGCAACCTGCTGTCCAACCATCCTACGGTTATTCACCGTCATGGATTGCTGGATGTTAAATACCGTTTGAAAACTCATGCCCTTCTCCCGTTCGATGCCAACTGCTTGTTAGCGTACTGGTAGCCAGCCCAAATTGTGTTGCTGCTTTCCAACAACCTGTTCTCAAAGGACTTTACGTCAATTGCGCTGATGTAGTTGTTTGTCACGTTTGTGGTGCTTCCCATGTTGCTCATCTGGTTGTTTGGAATGACCGTTCCAGCCGATCTTGGAACAAACAGTTCAGGGCCACGCTCTCCAACAATGTATGGAGTATTTGCATTGGCTGGTCCACCTTCGGCCAAAAATCCCCCAAGGTCTTGATTGCCAAACGCATTTCCAGTGCCAAAACCACCGCCGCCACTAAACATCTTGCCAAGCAATCCAACCATTTGAGCGCGAATTTGAATCCGCAACATATCTTGAATGATGCTGCGCGTCAGGTCTTTAAACGATAACTTGCCTGTGTTGACAAAGTTATCAAGAGCTTGCGTCATGTTGCCCATCAATGAGTCAAACATTTGAGCGCCGTTTTCCATTTGTGTTGGTGCAAACGCAAAAAATTCCTCAAGCCGTTTGTTAAAGCCTTTAGCTTCATCGCCTTCTTGCATTTCACGCATCACACGATTACGTTCACGGGCTAATTCAATTGCCTTTTCAGCCAAATCATTTTCACGCTTGATACGTTCTTCACGATCTGCTTCCAACAAATTTGATTCTTGTCGTATTGCTCTAATTCTGTCTTCTTGATTTGCCCTAATAGACAACACATCAAGCGTTAAACGTTTATCTTTTTCGCGAAGCAATATTGTTTGTTGTTCATAGTCAAGCACAGTGCGCTGACGGTCAAGAGACAACGACTCAAGCGTTTGACGCTCTTTAATTTGTTCGTTGGTTTTGAAATACGTTTCAACTTGACGGTTTCTGTTCTCACCAAGTTTTATTTCTTCATCACGCAGTTTTTGTTCAGCTTTTAATCTTTCGTCAATTTGACGATTCATT